TCCAGTTGTTTATTGCCCCACGATGCGAGCGGATCTCCGCAGTAGGACGCGCCAGCAAGCGAATACTTGATCGTTGTTTGTGGCGCATTTATCCGCCAGGTAAATGGCCACTCGTCACCGTTGAGCGCATCACCGCATACTGACATGCCACTCATAGCGGGCCGGAACTGTGTGATAGTGATGGTATAACCAAGAGCTGCAGCCACCCGGATGTAATAATCGCGGTTCAGGCCGCCGGTGCTGATTAACTTTGCCACCACGGCGCGCTGGCGATCGCTGACGCCACCGGATTCACCAATCGCACAATCATCTGGTAACCCCAGAGAGCTTTCCCATTCTGACAACATTACCGTCGCTGTAGGGGGAAAAGCACCAGTAATCAGGCTTTGCGCATCGTTGTCAGAACGCTGAAACGCGCTGCCCAGTGCCCGTAATACCGCAGCCTGTACCGTTTTTTGCGATCTGGGCCACGCCCTGCCCGTCGGCAGCAACGCGCCAAGCGCACCGGCATAATCATTTTTTGAAAAGAGGCTCATACAAAATTCACCCCGCCAAGCACCGGAATTTCGCCAACAGCAAAGGTGATATTGGCCATCGGAGAGTTAAGGATATAGCCCGTCGTGCCACTAACACCGCCGATACTCCCGTTAATATCAGAGAGGTAAACTTTCCCGGAACCATCAGGGTTAGCCTCATCAAAAAACAGCGCCGTCAGCGCGTCTTTTATACCCTGAACTGTGGTGCTGTCGGCATTTTTGATACCAGAGATTTCAATATTGATGACTTTCTTGATCGGGGAACATACGAAAACAATGGCAGTGTCTGTCTGCTGCGGATAGATGTGGTCGGCGACAGCGAGCTGGTCTCCGGTGGCTTTAACAGCCCCCCAGTCCTCAAGTTGGGATATTCCATCGGTACCGACCGGAAACCCACCATTGTCATTCCGATCACACATGATATACACGCCAACGGTCCCGGCCCCGTTCAGACGCCGCTTTACCCACGCGCGGGTGACGCCCGAAACCTCAAGCGCCCATTTTTTATAATCGGCGTCGCTTCCACCCTGAGGCGGATTCTGCCATGCCAGCAAGCCACGACTGCGAAAATCCTCTTCCGTTTCAATATCGGCTCCGCCGGTCGCAGCGGACAGTAACGTTACCTGTGGATCCACGCCAGCAATATTCGCGTCCAGGGTCATTATGGTCCCGGCATCAGCGTTACCGCGCGCGCCTCCACCCGTTACATCACTGGTAATATCCGGCAGTATGGCCGTCACCGCGACGATACCAAATCCATCTGCCTGAATTTTAAGATCTGCATCCGTCCGGTACTGGTATCCGTCCCCGCGGTTAATGATCGAGCCAACAGGGATAATACAGTCAACACTGCCACTAGCCTGTACCGCAGGCGACTTCGCCGCTGCAGCTGGTTTTCTGAATACCTGCTTAAGGGCCATCCACCCGGCGAGATACTCATCGGTAGAGGTAAACGGGTTTGTCTGCAGGGCAATATAGTCAAGGTAGGCGTAATGCAGATGCCCCATCCCCGCATCCATGTCAGCCAGTACCTTCAGGTTCGCGAAGCGCAGGAGCGCACCAACATCCTCAAGCTCCGCCTGCATAAATTTCCGGTTTCCGTCGCGGAGTTCGCTCAGCGTCGGTCGTTTAAACGGCATATTAACGTTGCTCCCATATCCAGTAAAACCTGAATTCCTGCCAGTCCTTCCCCGGTGCCTGATAGCGGATAATGAGATTGAGCCGGTCAGGCAGGACGATCCTTGCAACAGGAATAACCTCGCTGACAACGCCATCAACCTTTAACCAGTTGAGCGCTTCACTCGAGTATTCCTCCGCTTTTTTTGCTACATCCGGGGTCAGTTTTTTCCGCCGTAGCAGCCACAGCCGGGATCCCAGTTGGGATTCCTCCCCGGAATCCCCCCACCAGCCGCGGCGATCGCTACCCTCATAATCATCGTCAGCGCGCGCCAGCCTGTCGGTAAACAGGCTGTCCAGTATTGCAGTCTGTAAATCGTTCCCCGTGGTGAGTTCACCCAGCCCTTTCTGCCAGTCAGCAAACATCTCATCCACATTCCAGAATGAAGCGATGTCACTCATGTCACCTGATCCTCTGTTTTTTGGCTGCGGATATTGTCATTGCCACTCTGGGCATTTTTAACCACATGATCATGGTCATTATGTGCATCCCGCAGCTCTTTCAGTGTTCGGGTATTGGTTTCACAGTTATCAACAATGTCACCCGTGCACCTCAGGATCGGGGTATTTGCAAGGATCCCCTGGCTGGCATTGATGGTCACGTTAGTGGCGTTATTGACCTCAACATTCTGGCCCTTTGCATCCAGGAAGATCCCCTTCTCCGTCAGGAGAATATTAAGGCCCCACTGGTTATACATGACCGTTTCGCCCGCTTTCAGGCCTGTATGACGGAACCCCTGATGGTTGGACGCAATTACCACCGCGCTGGAACGATCACCGCCAATAAAAGCCAGAACCACGTCAGTCCCTGACGGCAGGCCGGATGAAAAGCCAAATTCTGCCATCCGCGGAGCGCTGGCCACCTCCAGCGGAGTCTGGTACTGGATAGACTGCACCACCCCACCATCTTTCATAGCCGTGATCCGGCCAATCCCCAGCATGCCGGCGATCCTGGTCGCTGCATGTTTAAATAGTTGCTTCATGTATTGAATCCCGCCAGGTTCTGGTAGAAGGCATATGGCTGAACGGAGAATGCTTCAGGCGGCATCAGCGTCATGCGTGCATGGGTGCCGTAGTCATCGCGCATATAGGTGACTTCTGCCAGTAGCAATTCAGTCTTCGGCAACCGTAAGGTGGGAAGATCAACGGGGATCAATGTGTTTGGTTCCCACAGTTTCCCGTCTTTATCCCGCCAGGAATCGATGGTTACCGAGAGCTGTTTTGAACGTCCGTACCGCCGGTTCATTTCCCAGTCGATCGCACTTTGTGCCTGTTGAGTAGCCATCAGGGTACTTTCCACAATCGATATATGTTTTCGGTACCGCATGCGGGCGGCCTCCGGATCTCTCGCCGTTGCCAGAGTCACAGCGTCATAGGCCGTATCAGGCGAATACCCTGCAATTGGAGAAACGCTCATTGATACACCGACATAATCTGAAAACCTGTCAGCCATCGATTTGCGGTAGTATGCCTGCTCGACATTTACCCCTTCGGCTATCCCACTTGCCGCACGACGTGTTCCCACCCGGGTCAGTAACAGGTTTCCATCGGGCTGATCGTAGTAAAGCAGAGCAGACCATCTGGCCACCCGATCGATGACTTCTTGCGGAGACTCACCCCAGTTCAGAGTGAACTGGGGTACCTTCACAAGTTCATCAACATCCGTGGTTACGGTGATGCCGTAGTAGGATGCCAGGCGAGAAGCAATTTCAAGCGCATTACTGGCATTGATGACGTTGTTAGGCCACTCGGCTGAGCAATCCACCAGGTCCTGACATTTGCTCCTGCCCGTGGCGCGGACCTCATGGCGGGAGCGCGATAGTGCGGGTTCCCAGTCATCAACATATCCCGTCAGTGTCAGATCATCTCCGATACGAACTTCACAAGACATTCCCTCTTCAACGAGTTGACGATCTTCGTTGCCAGGGAAGTAATCCATTAGCCCAAGATCGAAATCAGAGGGAAAACGCTCAATACCCCGCGTTACCCGGACAGAATCCCACCCCTCGATGATTTTGCCGTCGACCGTCAAAGAAACAACATCCAGATCGCTGTCTGCATTCATTGCCTCAGTACCTTCATGGTTGTCGGCATAAACGCCGGATGCGGTACGCGCGCTTCCTGTACCAGTTCATCTGCACGGGTGGCATCCTGGTATAATCGGTTTGCCAGCGTCAGCGCCGGAAGCGGCTGAGCGGTAGTAACCTGCAGAAGCTCGCTCAGACCAGAAGCACGCTCACTCATCGTAGAAAGGAATGCCGATCTGACGGCGAGAAGCGCGTTATACATATCATCGTCCGCGCGGTCTCCAGCCAGAACCAGCGCCGTATCAAGTTGCACAGAAACTCGTTGAGTTAACTCTTCTGCCTCGTCTGTACTGGCTGGTCTGGAGTCCGCAGCGGCACTGGTCATGGCACCAGTACATAGCACAACAATCAGCGTGTTCATGGTCGCCGAAATCGCTTTGCTGCTGTCGGACTGCTGGTACTCCGTGCTGATTGAATTAGCCAGTTTTTCCAGCGCTGTGATTCGGTCATTAACGCTGCCGGCGCTGTTAAGAATTGCGTTTACCACGTCGGCGACGCCCTGGACAAACTCATCAGGTGTGTTGGAGCTGCTAAGCTGGCTCGACCTGTCGGTAACATTTTTCCGGTCCATTACCGACTGGGCTGTTACCTTGTCAGCCAGTGCTCTCTCATCATCCACATCAGCAACTGACGATTTGCCAGCAACAGCAGAGGAACTACCGCCCACAGAGCCTTTACTGTAACGTCCGTACCGGGTATTCCCGAACGTGGAGTTCAGGACATTGCTGAGATTCGTGACCTGACTGATGGTGCTGTCAACCATGTTAGTCCAGAACGTGACCGTGCCTCTGATGGTGTTTATAGCCTGTGTGACACCGCGGATTTCACTCTTAACTCTGGCAATCGTGCTCAGCACAGCAGTGCTGACCAGTTTCAGATAGTTGGTTTTCACCGTGGCGCCTGCAACGGTACTGCCCGTGACAGCAAACACTTTAAGCCCTGATTCAATTGCCATCAGGGTAAATTCAAATACTCGCCCGTTCTCCATCGAACCGGAAATACGCAAACCATTCTCAGGGATGGAAACCGTTAATTCGCCCAGTGTCGGATGGACAAGCGTACCGCTACCTTTTTGTTCACAGGCTTCAATCAGTGACTGGCGCTGCGTGATAGCATCGCCGCCGCCGTAAACCTGGCTGTTCTGGATCAAGAAACCGCGAATAACAAATCGCCGTGTTGCCCGCCCGATATCCTCTATCCAGGCTGTATCACGGTAGGGATATTCATGTACCGCCTGGCGTCGGCCGTGGCTCCCTTCCTCAGCAACAATTGCAAATGGCACACCTCTGAATGAGCTGGGCCGTAACTGCCCCTGCCAGTCATCGCTGGTATCTCCCCCCAAAAGAGAAGTTATTGCGTCCTGGATAATTGACGGCATCACGCCTCCGGAAATAAAAAAACCGCCATGTCGGCGGTTTACATATGCACTGAAATGACTTATCTATTTATCGCTGGATCCATTACGGTCAAGAGATTCGGCTATCCTGTAAAGATGCTCAGCCGCCTTGAATGAGGCCATTAGGAACTCATAAAGCACACGTAAAAGCAATGCACTTACCACCGATATTGCAATAGCCGTAAAATTCATTGAGACAACAGAAAAAACGAGGTAAATGCCAATTACCAGGTAAACAAGCGCAAAAACCTTTGGAGTCCAGATGGCTTTTGCTCCAAAAACTTTTTCATTCATAACTTCTTCCTTAACTAAATGACGACAGTGATCAGTAATTCATGGCCGTTGTTATTCTGCCATTATTCTCAGCATTATAGGTTTTTCGCTCACCCTTATCGTTAACCATTGTGATTTCGAGCTTAAGTGATTGTTCTGACATTGCCTCTTTAAGTGACCTGGCCAGATTATCTCCTAGTACACTTTCATCACTTTTCTTACGCGTATCACTCAGGATGATAGATTCACGATTTCCAGTCTGCGAGCCTGAGATAATATCATCTTCATCATTGCCATCACGCGGATTGCTAAGAATAGTGGGTTCACGGTTTCCAGTTTGCGAGCCTGAGATAATATCATCTTCATCATTGCCATCACGCGGATTGCTAAGAATAGTGGGTTCACGGTTTCCAGTTTGCGAGCCTGAGATAATATCATATCGCTGTTGAGCCAGAACTTCCGGGCTACGTAACCCCTTCCATCTATCGTCAATGATGGCCGTCCGGACAGAATCGCCCAGTTCATCTTCGGTATACGGCTGTGCTCCGCTTTCATGTTTAATCATTGCTGCCATCAGTGTTTTTAACACATCAGGATCATGGAGATTAATACGCTGCTGTGCTCCAAACCCGGTGCTTTTTGATACAGACTCAATATATGCACGAGTGTTATTCTCTGACTGCGGAGCATAGGTATGAATAATCCCAGCCAGAGTATTATTTCCCCTGTCACCGTACAGCATCAGCTGTCTCGCCATTGCAGCTCTTCCATCGGCATCATTCGCAAAGGTAGAAAATCCGCCATTCTTACCCGTTGCGTTTGCTGCCACCCTCAGATTACCGGGATTATTATTTCTGAAACCAATTGCGTTATTTTTTGTTTCCCCGTAAGGAACATTGCCGCGTGCAACGTTGGATTGTGGTCGGCTGATAGCGGACAAGTCATTTTGCAACTGAAGCGCAGAATCAGTCGCACGGTAATTTGCATCGTAGCGCTTTCTTACAGCATCCGTCATGAAACCCGCGTCGACCTGTCCACGTTCGCTACGGGGCAGACTGTTATAAAGGTTCTTATCGTTCTGTATGCGTCGCAGTTTCGCCGCGTCATCGCTGTTGATAAAACCGAGTGCATGAGACAGCCCGGTAAAGTCACCGTTGGTGAACAGATCGGTAACACCTTCAAGACCGTCTTTGACCGAACCATCCGACAGAATGGTCTTGAGTGCCTTGTTTTTTGAACGTTGCCACAGCCCATCCCAGGATGCGCTAAGCTCATTCATCGTGACGTTCACTTCACTCAACTGCTGGTTCAGTGCCGGATCTACGGTCAAACCAAATTTATCGGATTTTGTCAGAAGCTCAGTGAGTCTGCCCCCTTCGCGCATTAATGCCAGCATTTCGGGTGTCATCCCAAGTGCATCAGCAAAGGACTTTTGTTGTTCTGGTCGCAGGGTCGGGAATATTTTCGCAATTTCCTGCAGTGTTTTAAGCGTATCAACAGAGCCATCCTTATTTTTCTGTATCTCCACGCCAATCATCGCAAAAGCCCCCATCATTCCTTTATTACTGCCGCTATTTGCTTCCTTCAACGCCTTTGCGAATCCCTCAATTGAAGCCCTGGCGCTCTCCCTATCTGATCCATTGATCTGCATAGCCCCTGCCAGTCTTGAAAACTCTGCAACTCGCATTCCTGCATTTTTTGCAGACACATCAAGATTGTAAGCCTCTCGTGATGCCTCCCGAAAACCATAAGCGATCTGTTTAAGTCCGTAGCCGGCAGCACCGACTAACCCCAGCGTACCCATCTTACCCGTGAGCTCCCCCACCATTTTCAGCGGGGGAACCATATCGCCGATGTACTGCACGTTATCCCGCGCGCTCTTCGACATATTCTCGAGGCGCGAAATAAAACCATTCAGTCCGTCGGCTGTTTCCTGACCGCCTAACTTGAGCCCTTCTTTGGTTTTATCTAGCTTCGGCTCCAGGTCACGGACAGCCTCATTAATGCGGTCTATAGCCTCGCTAACCTGGTCGCTGGCCACCAGCTCAAAATCAAAAGAATTAC